TACTTGAGGTGTCGATGTTCTCTGTTTCCTTAAGCTGCTCATTTAAATCAGCAATAGTAATTTTGTTTGCAGCAATTTTACTGTTAATACTATTAATCTTTTGTTCTTTTTCTTTAATTCGAGTCTGCTTTTGATTAATATACAAATCAATAGATCTCTTAATTTCATCAAATTTAGCGGATTCAATATCTAGGTTTTTGGTAACCTTATTGTAATCATCTCTTACATTAGAAAGCATTTCTGAAAAGATTTGTAAATTAAAAATCTGTTCAATAAATTTTCTTTTTTCAACTTTACCTTTAGCCATAAACGGCGATGTACCGTTTACCGTCATGATGACACAATTTTGAAAAATTTCAGGGGTAGATGACAGTACTGCTTCAATGTATTGATTAGTATTTGCGATGCTATCGCGTGTCTTATCTACCCCATTTTTATGAATAAAAAGTTTAGACGGATTTAAAGATCTTACGATTACAAATTCGTCGTTACCTCTGGGTGAATTTACGTTAAAAGACAATTCAACTTGACAGTTACCGTTTGTAAGGTTATTAGGTATAAACTCTTTTTTAATCTCTCTAATAGTATTGCCGAAGATAGCAAAATATATAGCATCTGCAATGGTAGATTTACCGACACCATTGCGCCTATCTTCTTTATCACGATTGATACCGGTGATAATATGCAAACCTTTACTAATATCAATCACAACTTGATCGTCTCCAATGGAGAGAAAGTTCTTGATCTTAAGCTTGTGAAAAGTTACATACTTCATAGTTTTGATCTATTATAAAGGTTAACCGTATAATCTACAACTTCCTTTTTGTTATTAATATCCATTAAATTTACAAACTCTTCTATTGCTTGCACAATATCAACGCCAGACAAGTCTACCTGGTCTTCTTCTTTGAGTTTAATTTTATTGTAATTGACGTCGTGATCTACTATTAAATCATTAGGTTTGTATGTTTGTAGTTTTGCTACAAGGGAGTCTAAATGATCTGTGCTAATGTTTTTGTCAATAGTTAGCTTGATAATATTGTTAGGAATAAAAGAATTAAAGTGATCTTCTACTTCTTTTAATTGAACAAGTCTAGAAAGGTGAACATTAATATGTTTTGGTGTATCTTTGTACTCAATAAAGGTATATTCTGTACGCTGAGTATCCAAAATATAATAACCTTTCTTTTGTAAGCTGTCTCCGAAATCCATTTCAAAAGGATTGCCGATATAAACAATATTACAGCAATCTATTGTTTTTTCATCTCTTAAATGAAAGTGACCGGAGAAAACTAACGGCGTTTTTTCAGATAAAATCGCAGGATCATCTCCATCATCGCAAATTTTATGCATGTTCATTTTGAAGTCTTTTAATTCAAAATGACCGAAAACTATATTGCTTTTGGGTATATCGGTTAATTTAGTGCCCCACGGGCAAAATGTATACCCTGTACCTGATTTAATATTGATGTTTGAGGTTAGTTTATCAAAAACAGTAATATTTGACCAACCTTTCAATAAACTCAAACTATTAACCTCTGAAGTCTCTTTGTAATAGCAATCATGATTACCAGTAATCATGTAAATCTTAAAATCTTTAAGTATTTCAAGAACTCTTTGCGCTGCGTCTAGGGTAACCAAACTTACTTCGTCGCGGTAATGAAATAAATCACCGCAAAAAACTAAAGTATCAATATCTTTACTTTCTAAATCATTTTTAAACCACTCAGCCCATTTAGCTGAAGTATCAATCCAGAAATTTGAATTTTGATGTACACCTAGATGTAAATCTGAAAAAATTGCTATTCTATTATTCATCACCACTAAAAGTATAATCCTCACTATCTGAGTTATCAGGCTTTACGTAGATATTTGCATCAGAACTTTCCATCATTTCTTCCTCATAAAATCTACTCTTGTATTCATTGATAGCTTCAGTATGCTTTTTTTCCTTTTTAATTCTGTTAATGAAAGCGTGAAAGGCAATAGTAGTAAAATATGAAAAAGGATTGTGTTCAGAATTAATATCAAACTTTTTATTCTTTACAGCTGTAAACATCTTTACAATTGCATCTCCAATCATTTCATCTTTGTAGGTGTAATTGATAAAATTTGAAGAGTAGCTAAGTCCGTAAGCTATCTTACTTATCGACTCAGCTATTTCATGTTCTTTAAGATTGTTATTATAGTACTGAACTAATTGCTCTTTAAATACCGCGGGATCTATGTAGTATTCTGTCTTTTTTGGTTTTGGTCCTCTTTTAGCCATTGATAAATTATAGTTTAAGCTATAGTTTTTTCAACTATAGAACCGGTTTTAAATTGAATTTTTTCCTGGACGTAGATTTCTTGTCGTCTATCAGCATGAGACTTGCTGTATTCTAATTGATCGGCTAAATCTATAATAACAAGTTTTTCTTTATTAGGGTTTAAACGCAAACCTCTACCTATTGATTGAATCGTTCTTATAAAACTTTTACCACCTGCAGCAAATACAATCATATGCAGGTTTTTAATATTAACACCGGTAGAGAATATTGCGCTTATAGCAACGCATACAACGTTATTATTTTTTTCCATTTCCTTAATAACTCTAGCCCTTTCATCTACATCTACTTCACCTCTAATAAAATACACCTTACGTTCAGGTAGCTTACTTTCTAAATACTTGTATAGCTCATCACCGTGAGCTATATGATTGACAAGTATTAAAACGTTGTTATTGCATTTTAACGAAACAGCTTTTATAATTTCATTACGAAATTTGCTTTTGTAGATAAAATCTAGTTCGTTTCTAAAATCATTAACAGTAGGGTTTGCAACTGGCTTGGTTGCATATTTTATTTCAATAATTTTGATCTCAGCATTGGCAAGATAGTTTTCAATTCTTAATTCAAAACTATTCTTTTCGTAAAAAACGTTTCCTATCTTACCTTTAATATTCCATTCATCAATTTTTGAATCCGGTAATGTACCAGTCAAACCGTATTTATGGAACGTTTTTATCTTACTAATAACCTTGCATATCTTATTACCCTTTTTAAGTTTATGGCATTCATCTACCACTAACATATCAACATCTTCAATCCACTTTTCATCACCGTATCTACTCTGAATAACACCCATATTTGCAATGATAACGTTACTAGTTAAATCAGGATCAATACTACCCGTCCATTTTGTTATTTTAAATGGTACTCCATACTGATTAAAATCATCAAATGTTTGTTTAACTAGTCCGAGATCAGGTACTACCAACAAACATTTCATTTTCTCTTGTTTACTATAATAAAAGGATGAAAGTAAAGAAGCGATGGTTAAAGTTTTACCACCTCCAGTACCGAGTTTAATAATTCCTCTACCAAAACTAATGGCTTGGTTAACTATTTCTTTTTGATAATCTCTTAATTGAATTGATAGTTTATCGTACGTTAAGGCATTTTTTAATTCAGGTTTACATACCTGTTTAACATCATCGCTAATGTTAAATTGCATTTCTGGGTACGTCCTGTAGATGTAATGCATTACATCATAAAATAATCCTGGTTCAAATAAACCTGTAGGGGTTATAGCATATATCCGAGACGGTGCAAATCCTCGACCGAATCGTTTCATAAAAAACGCATTTTCATTTTTAACACTGAAATGTTCCCTAATGTCTTCAAAATTATCTCCAGACATTCTAATCATCTTCTTATTAGGGAAATATTCAAATGTTAACGTCATAATTGCTCTAATTTCATTATTTCTACGATATTCTTTATATCATATGTAAGCGATGAAAACGTTTTTTCCGTCTTTTCTAAGAACTCTATGATTAATTTTTCCTCATTAATTTTAGTTTGAAGATCTTTAATTGGTTGAGATTGTAAAACTGCTTTTTCTGCAGCTGGTACAGACAATTTTACAATTGCTTGAGCTTGTAGCTCTCTAGTTACATCTTTTAGTAAGGAACTTCTTTGATTTTCTAAGTTTAGAAGATTGCGTTTGTGATGTATTAACCTGCTAACCCAAAAATGCTTGCGCCCTGGAGATTTAAGAGATGCTTCTTTGATATTGAATTCATCAATCTTGAGGTCCTCTTCTATTTCTTTTATGTATCTTTCTAATATCTCCACGAAACAATTATAAATATCTTATATTTAAAATCAATGTCTAAATATCAAAAACATTTCGAAAAAGTATTGAATGAGGATGGTCCTAACTATGCTGCTTCAGTGCCTAATACGTCTGGTAGAGGAGGTGCTTTTGGTAATGCTAACAGTATGTATACCACAGGATCAGCTTCAGGTACTACGGGTCGCGATACTTATGCTGCTGGAGATTTCAGGATGCCTGTATCAATATTTGGAGGTATTGTAACAAGACGAGGATTAAAAAAGAAGAAAAAAAATGGATCTAGGTCACTGGCAAACAAATCTAATAGTAGAAGAAAATAAACTCCCTTACGGGTTTATTTACGTAATCACTAACCTTATAGACAGTAAAAGATATTTTGGAAAAAAGCAAATTAAGACGGTTAAAAAATTAAAGCCATTAAAAGGTAAGAAAAACAAAAGACATTTTGATGCTGAAACAGATTGGAAAACTTATACATCTTCTTCAAATGACTTAAATGCTGATATACAAAAACTAGGTAAAGAAAATTTTAAGTTTGAAATAATTAGATTTTGCGATAGTAAATTTGAGCTTGCTTACTACGAAGCAAAAATTCAATTTGATAATGATGTTTTATTAAAGCCTGGATTTTACAATGGAATTATTAATTGTAGAATAGGAAGAGCTCCTAGATCTTTGATGGAAAAATTATAATATGGGTAGATGAAATTAGAATATCCTGAGCAAAATCTCAGTATAGTAAATTTTAACAAGTTTTTTTCACATTACGAAAATCTTATTATTAACGATCTTTACAAATACGAGCTAACGGGTCCAGAGCATTCGTTAGGTAATAAAGACGTTAAAAAAATATTCTACCACCATCTAATAAAAATTATAGTAGACGAGTTTATATGGAGTAATAAGTCACCGAACAAGCTAGTGATGGTTTTTAGTACCAATACTCATATTCATGGTGTTGCAAGAGAATATTACGGTGAAAAAGAGCTTATATTGTTTTTACAGAGATTTTTAGTCAAGTTAGAAAAAATGCTACCTTTGAGATTTGTTATCACAGATAAAGTAATGGATGAAAACAATACGATTAATGAATGTTTACGTAAGATAAGACAAGTAAGCAAAAAAGATTACACTTTCCAAAAAATCAAACTATTTGCGAAACGTTATGAACTAACGTTTTTATCTGATAACTATCTTAACTCTATAAGAACTAAACAGGTTCTAATCTAATAAATAATAATATGGATCTGTTTACTCAAAAAGCCAATAGTATAGTTAAAAGCTTAAATGAAGATGCTGATGAAAAGGTAATATATTCTTCTGAAGAAGATGCTGAAGATGCTGAATTAAAAGCGATGGGGTTAGATAAAACTGGTCAAGCTGCTGTAAAAGTAGCTAGTACAATGGCAACGCAAGCAGCTAAATCAGGCATACCAGGTTTTAGAACTGATCCGCAAGTAGCAATGAATAAAGCTTACGGCAATTTAATGACCAGTATTGCTAAAAAAATTAATACCATTTCAAGTAAAATTAAATGAAATTTTTAGAAATTATAAAAAAATATGAAAGTGGTTTAGTATTAGAACAGGACGCTCCCCCTCCAGAAGAAGCACCGCCAGCTACAGAAGTAGAAGCTCCTGAACAGATAGATGAGCCAGCTGGTATCGCTACCATGGGTAATCTTTTAAAGAAAGCACTAACAATGAAAATTAGTGACTCTGATAGATACAAGATTTCACAATTACCTGCTATCAATGAGACAAATGCATCTCAAATTATCGACCAGCTGATAGCAATAATGAAAACATATTCTGTAGATATTGACATCGATAACAACGACAAAACATCTATTTGATTATTAACAGTCCACTTGTATAATAGTGTGAATGGTGACGAATAGATCCTTAGAAGATTTTAAACCGTTTACAGATTATCAAAAAAAATTATACAGTGATGTCTCGTTGCCTGGAAATAAAGGTAAAGGCGAGGTATCGATAGCTTTATTACTTGTTCAGAAAAGTTTACCACAGCTTTTTAATTCTGATGGTAATCCAATTAATAATGTTGTTACTTTAAACGACGAAATTGTTTATTTTCCTGAAGAAAAAATAAAACTAAAGATAAATGAAATGGTAGATATAGGCAATAAGCCTTATGATGTGCATGATTGCTTTACAGGTAAAAAATACGAAGTAAAAGAAATTAAATCAGCGTCAGTACGTACCGGTAAATACAGTTTTAGAATGGCTATCGACATTTTTATGAAGGTAGCAAAGAGTGTTGATCGTATCTATTATCACTATAATAGGTTATCGCCGAACGAAAAACAATTAATAGAAAAATATAGGCCGTCAGACTGTAATGCTTCTTTTGAAGAAAATATTATAAACGCTTACAACTATTTTACTAACAGCGCAGGAGAACTACCTAGAAGCGCTATAACACATGACACCAAAAATCCTAACATACCTAAAATTTATCAAATACCAATGTTCTTTGACACGAACATTTATAAAGATTTATGTGATAAAGGATCAAGTATACATTCACTGCTAGAAGATATCTACTGTATAAGTTTTGAGGACTCAAAAAAGATAGATAAAAAAATAAGAGAATATATTAAGCGTAAAAAAATTACAAATCACTGTAACGAAGAATACTTTGATGAATTAGATGAATTTTTATGCGCAGTTCAAACCTCAGTATTTGCTAATACTAAAACTTATTACAGGGATGTTGAAAGTTATTTCATTAAAAATTCACCTAATATGAAACAAGCTCTAGAAGCTACATTTCCAAATGACGGTGTTTTTATCGTGGATAGTAATAAAGGATATAAATATGTTAGTAGAGATAACCTTTCAAATAATCTTAAAATATCATGTATATCGCAAGGTAAATTTAAGGTTGTATCTATTAACGAACAAATAAAAGAAGATGATACCCTATAAACAACGTTTATTTTTAGAAAAAAAGGCTGTTAAATCTAAGTCTCGTAAACGTACGAAAAAAAGAAAAGAGGAGAGTAATGAAGGGGAATACGCTAACCCTAATACAGATAAGATAGAGTATAACAAACCATACAAGAAGAGAACGTTTGTTTTCCCTCCTAAATGGGGTATGGGTGAGGGTCAATATTTAACACCTAATGTAGGTACATTTAATGAAATGATGGATATGGTAGTTGGTAATCAAAGAGGCCAAGGCAAAAAGATTATAATTATATATCCAGGATATTTCAAACCATTCCATTTAAAACACGCAAAAATTGTTAATGAATTAAAAAGTAAATATCCGATAGCAGAAGTTTTTGTAGCAACAAAAGATGATTCAGATTTTAATTACGTTGATAAGTTAAAAACTATACTTGCAAGTGGTATAGATCCAAAAATGACTGTTAAGACAGCTAAACTACTGGAAGTACCAGAGGTGGTAAACAAATACAGTAAAGAGCATACAGTTGTAATTTTTGCAGTGACAAAAAACGTAATGGGTAATAAATTAAAACCTGGTAAATACGTTCAAAAATTTGAAACTATAGATAAGTGTAAACCGATATCTGAACATGTCTATGTAATGGAAGTACCAGGTGTAACACCTAACTCAAACTTAATAAGACAAAAATATAAGACTGCAAACGAAGGTGAGAAGAAACAAATGATTGTAGACTTATACGGTAACTATAAACCGGAAATTGAAAAACTTTTTAATAAGAAGTTTTAATACCCTTTAAAAAAGTCTTTAAACTTTTGACGGTTATATTTTTTCTTATTTGAAGCATCAAAAGTTTTTTGCGGCGGTGGCATCGGTTTACGTACTTGAGATAAAATATCTTTTTGTGTTATTTTTGTAGGTGTTTGAGCGTCTTCTTCTTTAGTATATAGGAAATGTTTAATTTGGGTTTTTGACATATCTTTTGCAGCTTTTTTAGCAGCTCCTGATACACCTTTCTGACCTTTTTTAGCACCCATTACAGCGCCGAAGAATCTTTTTTGTTTTTCTGATGTTGCGGGCATAAAATTACCAGTTTTTGCAAGACAAATATCTCGGCGTTCCAGGTTTAGCCGTTGAACATTTATGTCTAGCTCTAAACGCTTTGCGTTTTTTAGGATTAGATTTTTTAATTCTTAAATTTTTATCTCCGTAGTGTACTCTTTTTAACTTACCGCCTACTCGTACACATTTCATATACTTTTTACCAGGTCTAGTAGAAGACATTTGACCAGTAGTTTTCGTACAACGTACACCTTTCTTTTCTAAAACAACACATTCACTTAAAATTTGATTTACTAATTCATTAAATCTCACTATATTATTTATAAATATTAACATGAGAATTACCGGCGACGATGCAAAAGAGTTATTAAATCTATATGTTAATTTAAATGAAAGTAGTGTAGCTAATATGGGTAGCGGTACCCCTGCTGCAGTTACGGTGCCTGCTCCAGGTGACGCAGCTTCCGGTGGTTCTGGTAAATTAAAAGGACCAGCTCCTGGCCATCAATCAACTATAGGCGGACCTGGCTCTGAAGCTAATGAAGAAGAATGTTGTGAAGATGAGCAGACAAGCATGTCTAAGAACCAACTTTTAGTTATTGCAGATAGAGCTTTAGAATTGTATATGATGTTAGATAATGGTGGTAAGATGGAAGCTTGGGCAGCTGCAAAAATTACTTTGGGTGCAGATTATGTTGAGACTGTTGCAGACTATATGAAGTATTCTGATAAATCTTCAGAAGAATGCGGTAGTCAAGTATCAGCTGTACCTGTAGAAATAGAAATGGAAAATATGATTGGCGAAGCTAAAGCAACCAAACAGCGTTTAGATAAAAGTTGCTGGAAAGGTTATCGCAAAGCTGGTACGAAAGTTAAGGGTGGTATAAGGGTTAATAATTGCGTACCCACAAAAAAGTAACGCTAGGTAGTTGATTGCACAGTTTACCTGTATAATATAACAGGTATGAACGATAATATTACATCATTACAGACAAACTTCACTGAGTTTCAAGAGAATATCACGAAGTTTATGGAAAAGGATAATGCATCTGCAGCCGCTCGTGCCCGTAAGTCCCTTCTTGAGATCGGTAAGCTTACCCGTACATTGCGCAAGCAAATTCAAGAACGTAAGAAGGAATTAAAGGCTCAACCAAAAGCTGCTTAATATTATTCAATAAATAATTGAGTGATTCCATTCAAGTTATTTTTTGAAAACGCATTAGGTTTAATAGAGACTGTTACGTTTAAAGAATTAGGCCCCGTTGACGCTAAAGTTGATAGCGGTAACGGGGCTTATAATGTTCTCCATGGTGTAGATATAGACGAATATGGAGATAGTGTTAATTTTAAAACAATTGGTGGTAAAGGTATTACCAAAAAACTACAAGAGTATATTGATATTAATATCGGGTCTGGTAATGTTGAAAAAAGACCTGTAGTTTTATTTGATATTTCTATTGGGGGAAAGCCCTATCCGAATACTCCTTTTAGTATTGCAGATAGGGCTGATAATGAACAAAAAGTCTTGATAGGTAAAGACTTTATTGAGAAGTTAGGTGGTATAATTGACGTTACAAAAACTAATAATATTAGCTAACACCTGTTCTACGATAACGTTCACGGCGTAGCATATTATATTTACGGTTAAATCCCTTACGTCTGCAAAAGTTAATTGCATTGTTAAGGTGTTCATTAACCATTTTTGTTACATCCATCTTTGTACCATCACTTCTTACATATACTTCGTATTTTTTCATATTTACTTTCTAGCCCAGTGAGTAATAAACTGATAAAATTCAGCTCTTACAGCTGCATCAGCTAGAAAATCACCGGAAAGTTTTGAGGTGTTCATTTCACAACCATCGTGACGAACACCTCTGTTGCAAGCACACGTGTGAGTTGCGCTTACCATTACTGCTACACCCAAATTCTTCTCACAAACATCAGAAATAGCTTTATGAATTTGCATTGTAAGTCCTTCCTGAATTTGAGGGCGGCGAGCATAAAATTCAACAATACGATTAAGCTTAGACAAACCAATAACTCTACCTTCCAAACTTGGAATATAAGCTACATGAGCCACTCCAGTAAAAGCTAGATGGTGATGACTGCAAAGAGACTTTACAGGTATACCACCTTGAAACACCATACCATCATAACCGTCAGCTGGAAACGAAGTAATCTTCGGCGGTTCATCATAACATCCCGAAGCAATATCGTTAACATATGCTTTAGCAACTCTGCGAGGCGTGCCTTCGCTATTAGGATCATTACGCCAATCAATACAAAGAGCGTCAAGAAAAGCTTCATACGCAATAGTTGCATTTTCTATGATCTGCTTTTTCTCTTCAGCTGTTCTAGGTAGATTACTATTTGCTGTAGGAATAGTTGGATGTTTCACACGTTCACATTTCATTAGGATTATTATAACGATAGTTCCGTAAAATCAATAAATAATAATATGAAACTTGACGGTCTTTTTGAAAATGAGTTTGAAAAGCTCAAAAAAGTTCGCCTTAAAACTGACCCCAAGAAGCCGTTATTAGATTATGAAGGTTATATTCTTAAAGAAGCTCCAGCACCGCATAAAGACCCTGGCACGACTTTAAGATCAAAAACCGGGGGATTTTTATCTAAAGTAGGTCAAGCTTATCAGGATTTAGGAGCAGCATCAGAAAAATTTAAAAGATTTGGTCAAGGTGATTTAGGTGTACTAAAAGATGTTGGTATTGGAATGCTTGAAAAGCAATTAGACTTAGACACAAACAAAGTAAGTGTTTTTGGTAAAAAAGGTTACGAGTTAGTAGAATATACAATGGATGTAGGTGAGTTTGTTCCAACAGAAGGTGTTGATAAAGCCTTAGATAGTTTGATTGGTATTTACGAAGCTCGTCCTAGCGCAGCTCCAGTAGGTCAGTCACGCCCAGGTACCGGTCCAACGGGTAACAGACAGACCTGGAGTGGTTTAAAACCTGGTCAAGAAATTAAAAGACGCGATACTCCAAGAACACCTAAATTTGGTAAAATACAAGACGTGCCAGAGTATGGACCTTGGCATAGACTAAATTGGTTAGTTAGAGATGAAAAAACTGGTAGATTTAGAAAAATTGATCCAAAAGACGTTCCACCTCAGTTTAAACCGGATCCAGTAGGTCCGCAACCTCAACCAGAACTCCCATCAGCTAAAAGAGTTAAGCTGTTATTAAAAGTTATAAAGAAAGATAGTATGACAAAAGCTGGTATCCCATACGTTTTAATACCTGCTAACGATGAGACCAAAAATAAAATGAAAGCTATGAACTTATCATATGCTAAATTTATTAAGCATATATCTACGCAATCGCAAGTAGAAAATGCTAACATTTTAGATAACTCAGGTAAAATACATTTTTATAATTTAAGTAATCAGTACGTTCCAGAATATTCAGAATCTGTTAATTATGTTTATAAATCCCCATATTATAGAATGGGTGCTCATAGTCCGAGAGAGTTGACTATTATGTTCGATCCTACTACAGGTGCTTCAACAGCAAAACCTTAATAGGAACTTTCATATAATATTATTATAATAATATATACAGGTTGAAAATGTCTTCAAACCTGCTATAATTGACATATGGTACAAACATCGATCTATAAATTCAGTTCTACAAAGGTTATCCCTCTAGGCTCTTGTGCGTTTAGGCAGCCTTTTGCTCAGAGTCATTGCAGATTTATTCATGGGTATAGACTTCAAGCTAAGTTTTGGTTTGGGTGCAGCCAGTTAGATGAAAATAACTGGGTTGTAGATTTTGGCGGGCTTAAGAAGCTTAAAGAAGTTCTTGAAACTACATTTGATCATACCACAGTTGTGTGGGCTAAAGATCCTGAACTGCCTCTTTTTAAGATGTTAGACGAAAAAAAGGTAATTGATTTGAGAATCTTTGCTGACGGTGTTGGTATTGAAAAGTTTGCAGAGTTTTGTTTAAAGCAAGCAAATGAAATTGTAAAGAAAGATACAAATGGCCGTTGCAATTGTTACAAGGTTGAAGTTTGGGAGCATGAAAACAATAGCGCAGTGTATGAAGAAACACCTGGGTTTACTACTACCACTACATCGTATGTAATTGAGGAAGATAAACTTGTACCATCAACTCCGCTAATTGCGCCGTCTCCATCACCTGAACCACCGCCAGCTCCTTCCCCTGTAGCAACAAAGCTTAATTCCCCTCCTTTACACAATCAAAAAGCCTACAATACATTTAAGGATCCTTTTGCAGGTACTTCTTGGGGTAATAATGCAAAAAGAACTAAATAGATAAAATGAAGTTGAGGGATATGTACGGTGGTTATATTTCGGGTAAAGGCCCGGTTTTAAATGTACATATCCCCAACGACATAATGTGCGTTAAGGAAAGAGATCCTAAATCTATTGCGTTGGAGAAAGCAGTTAGCTCAAAAATGAATGAAGCAATAGAAAACGCACTACCGAAGCAGGAGAAAAAGATACCACAACCTTCGAACAAAATTCGAATTGTTAGTTATGAGGAAGCTGTAAAAGAGTTAACTAATACTCTTAAGCCTTCCAACAATGTAACGTAAGATTTCACTTCTTACAATTTCATTTTCGGTAAACTTAAATGTGTGTATACCTTTTTGAATACAATCTTCGTGGGTAAACGCAGCTAAAATTTTATTAAAACCGCTCATTTTACCAATATCAGCCTGCAATGAGTCCCCTGCTATTACGTACTTACTGTTATGGCCGAACCTTGTTAGGATTGTAGTTAGTTCAGAAAGCGTTAAGTTTTGAGCTTCATCAACAATAACAAAACTATTACGGAATGTAAGACCTCTTAAGAAATTAACAGGTATACACTTAATAACGTTAGTACTGATTAGATTCTTTATTACCGCGGGAGAAACAAGTTCTTCTAACTTATCGTTTAAAGGCATAGCCCAAGGAGCAAATTTCTCTTCAATTTCACCTGGTAAAGAGCCTATACTTTTGTTAGCACTTTCAACCACACTTCTAATATAAACAATATTATCTATTTGTCGTTTTGAAACTAGTTTTAAAGCAGCTAGTACGGCAAGATATGTTTTTGCAGAACCAGCCGGTCCGTCGACCATTGCTATGTGAGAATTTTCTTTCTGTATTACATCCAAAAATTGATTTTGAATGTCATTAAACGTATATTTGTTTGTGACATCAAAATCATACTCCCATTTCTTGGTTTTAAGAGATTTTTCTAAATCTTCAATTTCCTTATACTTTGCACCGTCATTTTTCTTTCCTTTACGGAATTTTTTATTTGACATTGAAAATATTTATACTATAATAGGGTATGGACAAGACTTTATTTTTATCTGACGACTTTGTTTTCTATACTTTAGAAGGAGAAGGCGAATACATCGGCTATCCATCTGTTTTTATGAGACTGTCGATGTGTAATCTCACCTGCATCGGGTTTAAGAGTGATGATGCTCCCTTTGGTTGTGATAGCTACGTTAGTTGGTCTAAAAAGAATAAGATGACTTTTGAAGAGATTGCTCAATACTTTGAAAAGCACGGTTACCATGAAAAGCTTAAACAAGGAGCTATTCTTAAACTTACAGGCGGCGAACCTTTTATTCAGCAAAAAAATCTTTTCGAGTTTGTTAACTTTATTCATGAACGTTGGGGATTTAGTAACTACGATCAGGTTATGACTTATGAGAAGTCTAAACAGCCAGATTTATATATTGACTTTGAAACGAATGGCACTTTAATGCCTGATCCAAAGTGGTTTGATAGTGGTAAATGGACATGTACGTTCACTACATCTCCGAAACTTTCTAATAACGGTGATCCAGAAGATAAACGTTTCAAAGTAGATGTATTAAAGTATCTTGTAGAAGTAGGAGCTTGTTTCAAGTTTGTTGCAAAGAAAGAATCTGACTTAGAGGAAGTCTTTGCTAAGTTTATTAACAACCCTGAAATTAATTTACCGCGTGAAAGAATTTGGATCATGCCAATGTGTGGTAGTCGTAAAGAGCTTGTCGAGGTTGCTCCTGAAGTAGCTGAAATTTGTAAAAAGCATGGTTTCAAATTCTCAAATCGTATGCATTTACAGGTGTGGGATAAAGCATTAAAGGTATAATATGAATAATAATAGCGGTATAGATCCAATGAAACATTTTAAGTTTAGCATGATTAAAAGCATGTTTAGACTTGGAGCAGGTATTTCATTAGTTTTTTATCTCTTCGTATTGGCTGGTTTACTATTTATAATTGCTGAGATTTTTGGAATTATAGAAGAGATGGTGTAATAAATAACTATATGAAGTTATCTCCGTTACTATCGTTTTTAGATCAACTTAAAGTACTACACTGGCAAACGTTCTCTTACTCTGAACATAAAGCTTTAGGTAAAGCTTATGATAGTTTAAGCGATCTTACAGATCGATTTGTTGAAACATACTACGGTAAATACGGTAAAGAGTTAAGTTTAACAACTTATAACTTTAGTGTGGATAGTTACTCTGAAGGATTAGATGTTAAAAAGCTCGTTTCGACTAGAAAACGTGAATTAATAAGTTATCTAAGAAACGAGCTTTTAACACCAGCAGACGGGGATCTAAAAAATATAGTTGACGAAATCGAAGGACAGATTAACCATTTACAGTATCTTTTGGAGCTGAAGTAGGTTTACTTATCCAGGTAAATTTACCTGTCTTAGGATCGATAAAGATCACTAACAGGACTATTATACCCATTACTGAAGCTATTATCCAGAATGGTACTGTAGCAGCTAGATAAGCTAAACCGAATGAAAAGAGTGCAGCTCCCATAAACGTTAAACTCTTTAAAACACCTGCTAGGAGTAAGAATATAACACCAACACCGACAAGAGCTTTCATGATATATCCTATCATTTCTAATCTTATTGCTTCTTTAGCTGCATCAGCTTTAATTTGAGCTTCGTTTTGTTGTTTAGTATACTCTTCACGTTTTTCTCTTTCTAATTTTTCTATAGTCATCTTGTTAGCTTCTCTTAAAGCTGCCATTTCTTTTTCTCTTTGCTCTATTAAAGCTTGCGCAGCATCAAGAGCCTGTTTTTGATGTATAGCTAAATCAGTACTAGCTTTATATTTTGCAAAAAGTTCATCAAATGATTTTTTCTTTTCATCATCAACTTCTTTTTTAACTCTATCAATAGAATTTTCAGTTAATGTATCCATTCTATTCATTACTTCTTTTGATCTTAAGTAAGAAATGGTAGTGTTAATGTCTTGTTTACGTTTTTCTTCTGAAACATAAAATATACCATAGTTTAACTCACCAATTTTAGTCATATTTTCTCTAACTTTTTGAGCCCTATCATCGTAGATTTTTTGCAATTCTTCTTTTTGTTTGGCATATTCTAACTCCATTCTTTTACGGGCTTCTTCAACCTTTTTATCAGCTTCAGCTAATTTATCAGCCACTTTTTTAGCCTCTTCTGCTGCAATTTTAGCTGTTAAAGCAGCCATATCTACAGGTTGTTCCTTTTTACCAAAAAATGAAGGCATTTTGAATGATGGAAGGTGCGCGCATCCAGAGGTAAATAATAACGCGCTTACAAGTAGTAGATGTGTTATTTTCATATAAGTATTTAATAAATAAATGATATGAATAAGGACTCCCATTCAATTTACGAAACGTACAAACAAACATCAGCTAATCAAGAAATCATTCAAGAAGGTTTATTTGATAGACTCAAAGCAAAAGGAGCAGGTGCTGTAGGCACGGTAAAAGGATTGGGACAACAAGCAGCAGGTATGGCTAAAGGTGCTGTTGCAGGTCTGAAAGGTGATACAGCCGGGGTCCAAGCTGCTCAACAACAAAGACAAGCTGGTGCTATTCAAGGACAATTAGCAAAAATTGATAGTTATCAAAACACAGCTGTTCAAAAGTTAAACAAAACTGCTCAAGAAATTTTTGCTGACATGGCTAAGTTAGGTATCGATGTAAAGAAAGTTTCACCAAACAGTATAAACACATTTACAGGTCAGCTTACAAAAGCATTTGACGCGCTCAAAGCAGAGGTATCACAACCAGCCGGTGCAACACCTGCAGCTCCAGCAGCTCCAGCAGCTTCAGCAGCTCCTGCTGCAGCTACCCCAGTAAAGGCTCCAGCAAAAGCTCCAGTTAAGAAACCAGCTGCTAAAAAGCCTTGATAATTTAAAAAATACGCATAAATTTTTTAATGCGTATCGCTATCTCTGGAACTGCAAATCAAGGTAAAACTACCTTGATAAACGATTTTCTAAAAACCTGGCCTTCATACAAAACCGAAAGTAGAACATATAGGGAGTTATTAAAAGAGCAGAAACTACCCCATAGTAAAAAAGCTACCAAAGATAGTCAATGGAAGATTCTCAACCTTATGGTTGATGAGTTGCAAAAATATAAAAAAGAAGATAAAGTTTTGTTTGATAGATGTCCTTTAGACAATCTTGTATACTCACTATGGTGTTGCGATAAAAAAGTAGGAAAAATAAACGATAAATTTATCTCAAAGTGCATTCCAATAGTAAAAGAGAGTTTAAGAAATCTTGATATTATTTTCTTTCTACCAATTACAAAAGCAGCTCCTGTACAAATAGAGGAAAATGGTACAAGAGAAACAGATGAAGTTTATGTAAAGGAAATCGATGCAATATTCAAAAGTATGAATATGCAATACAGACATAATTTAGGAAGAACTCCATTTTTTCCTCCAGATGATTGTCCAGCAATTATTGAAATTTTCGGTAACCCAGTTGAACGTATCCAAATGATTAAATGGTATGTTGACGCTGAAGGGGATGGAATTGGAGGAGATGTAACATCGCCAGACAATTTATTCAATCCTGAAAACCTTGAAGAAATGGCGAGATTAATCGATTCTCAAAAGAAACTTCAATCTCAAGAAGTAGCTTTAGCAGGCGAAATAGCAAAAATTAAAGACTTCGTAAAGAAAACAGGCACAAAGTTTTAAGCTGTTCTTCTCCAAAAGAACACACCGAACGCGGGTTTAATATTGTTATGATAGGCGCTTGAACCAGTAGGTTCGGAAGTAACTGGTGCTATATTAAACTGTTCTGGGCCAGCCTCACTTTCTGCAAATTGGCCAGCAACACTTGAATCTGTTTCACCAAACATACTAGCTTCGTGGGTATGAGCAGGTAATTCAGATACTGCTAATGAAACACCATATTCACCTAAACTTGAATTTTCTCCTGCAGCTATTGTTACACTTACATTATTTTTATCCCCATTAGCATATACCCCACCGTTACTATACGTATCACCTACACCTGCAATAAATTTGCCTTCTGAAACTAACGACCAGGTAGTACCAGGTAATAAGGTTGATGGGTTAACAAAATTAATAGTGCTTCTAATACTACCTACAGGGTATAACGAGTATTTTAAATTATTAAATGCAACGCTAAAAGCACTATTAACATATTTTTCTAGAGCGTCAAAACTAGAATAGAGATTAGTAGAAAGAGAATAAACAGTGGTGGCTAAATATTCTAACTGCTGTGTGTGGCCCGACACAACGGAAGCAAATGTAGCATTATCTAGACCAAATTGTAAATTTCCAAAACTAATTTTTGTAGTTTGATTGGGCTGTTGTACAACAAACAAGTTACTACTCGTTACCGTGGTTGTTTCTGGCAATTTTAATATACCTAATTGCATGTTAACTTGTTCTTAACCAAACATATAATCCATAAACTGGAGGTATGTTATTGTGACCGCCACCGCCACCGGTAGAGCTAGATGTAATTGGTGATAATCTACCACCGGGTCCAGGTGCACTCTCAACAAACGTGCCTGCTTGTAGCGCGTTTGTACCTTCTCTCGGTTGAAATGTATGCGTGTGAGATGCTATTTCAGCAACCGTTAACGTATGTCTGTACTCACCTGCATTAAAATTAGATGCAGCATTGCCTTCACCTACCGTAAACCCGTTACCGTTTTTATCTACACCAGAACCAACACCTGCAATAAACAAACCGCTCGCTACTTTGTCCCAATTTGTATTAGGTATGAATGTACTTGGATTTATATTTGTTGCAGTGTATAGTACGCTGTTAACTGGGAAACAAACATTAACAAAATTAGCAGTAGTTGTTTGTACTACCGTTCCAATTAAAGTCTGCAAGGTATCTACCTCAGTGTATAACTCACTAGATAAAGTATCGACCGTTGTAGATAAAGCAGCTATGCTTGTAGTTTGACCTGAAATTGTACTTGCAAAAGTTACATTTTCTAAACCAAAAATTAAATTTTTATAGTCAAGTTTTTTAGCCTGAGTTATGTCTTCAATAACAAAAAAGTCACCATTTTTTACTTCTCCTGCTTCGGGTAACTGAGCAAAGCTTAATTTTGCTGTGGACATATATCTATTATTTATTATAATATGTTATGGCTAAAATAGGTGTAGGTGTTGTAACTTGTAATAGACTTGATTATTTACGTAATCTATTAAAGACTTTGCCTAATGAAATTATTGATGAGTTAGTTGTTATCAATGATGGTAAGCCAGTAGATGATTATGTTGAAAAGGAATTTAGCTTTGGGTATTGGATAGATAATCCGGTTAATCTTGGTGTAGGCAAATCTAAAAACAAAGCAATGAAACATCTTGTTTCATTAAAATGTGATTATATCTTTATAATTGAAGATGATATGCTTATCAAAGATCCTGCTGTATTTGACAAGTATATTCAAGCATATAAAAAGTCTGGAATACATCATTTTAATTACGGGCCTGGATCACCATTTAATAGAAAGCAAAACATAGAATTTGATCTACACAATAGGCATTTATTAGATCAACATAGTCCACCTAACCCAAAGATAATCATTGAATACGATAAAGAAACAAAGGTTGCATTATATGAACATACAGTAGCTATGTTTTCGTTTTTTACCAGAGAAGTACTAGAGAAAGTTGGGTATATAGACGAGGCTTACTATAATGCTTGGGAACATGTAGATCATACCTATCGTATTATTAAAGCGGGTTATCATCCACCATTTTGGTGGTTTGCAGATATAGCTGACAGTGAAAAGTACTTAACTGAAGCTCCAGGTGCTATAGATAATTCATCCATAGCAAACAAATCAGATCAATGGTTGAAAAATGTTACGGAGGGTAGAGAAATCTATCTTAAAAAACACGGCCACTATCCAAACCAACCCCCATTTGTTTCGAAAGAAACAGTATTAAACATTATTAAAAAATTAAAAAATGAAGTTAGGAATTAATTTAGTTGGAATTAGTCATTTACTTCATAAAGAAAGACACCCGGTTGCAAGAACATATAAACTATGCTCTGATAATTTTTACAAAGAAGTGCATAACCTTCTTACTCCTAAATTTGATGTTAAAGTGTATTTAACTACATATGTAACTGAAGAAGTACAAAACATAGTTGATACTTACAAGCCGGAAAAAGCACTTTTTTTAAACTATAAAAACTCCCACCAAATAAAAACTTTTATTAATTCATTAGAATTAATGGAAAATCAAAATCTTAACTTTATAATGATTACAAGATTTGATTTATTTTTCTTTCCAGGAAAATTAAAAGAGCTGGATATAAGAATGAATAAGTTCAATTTTCTTTGTAAAGAAGAAAAATACTGGGATAATTTTAATTTTGTAAACGATTGTTTTATGATTTTTCCAGGTGAGTTTTTATCACCATTTAAAAAATGTTGTTATAATCTTTTAAACAATCCTCCTAGACTTGGGTTAACAGATATGCATGGTTTATATAAATTTGTTAATAAAGAAATTGGTAACGATAACATTAATTTTATGACCGGTGAAAAGCATTACGTGAGCAATTGTAATCCTATCTACGAATTAAAAAGAGCACAAGTATGACAATTTTAATTTTATCTAACACTGCAAATGTAGTATATTATAACATGCTTGAAGAGTGCGTTAATTCTATAGGTAACTACCCTGTTATTGTTGTTGAAACTAACTCAAAATTAAAGAATAAAAAAATACCTTTATCAGAAAAAGCTAAATTTATATTTCCTGAAGAAGAGTTTAACTACAATAGATTTTTAAACATAGGTATATCTCACATTGAAACGGAGAATTTTATCATATCTAATAACGATGTAATTTATAGTCCTGGTTGTGTCCAAGAAATGTCTGCAAGACTTTCAAATTACGACTCTGTAAGTCCGGTAGATCTTTTAAACTCAAAACAGTTAAACGTTCTCGGACCTTGTATAGAAGGTTACGATATTGAAGTTCATATTAACGGCTGTTGTATTGGTATGTCAAAAAGAACATACAATGCAATAGGTAAATTTGATGAAAGTTTTAAATTCTGGTACCAAGATAATGACTACGCAAATCTTTTAAAACATAAAAATTTAAAACATGCTTTATTGAGAGATGCAAAAATTAAACATTTAGGACATAAAAGCCATAGTTTATTAGGCGATAAACATTATGAAATGACACACGGTTTAGAAAATATTTTTAAGGAGAAATGGATACAATGAAAATCGCATTAATGTGCCCAACAAGAAATAGAATGAATAAGCTTTTAACGCTTATTTCTAGTCTTTTGACTACCGTTGAAGATCCACATAATATATACCTTGTATTGGGTGTAGATGAAGACGACCCAGCGATTGAGCATTATAATTATCTTCAGCGTAATTTAAAATTTATAGAAATAATTAAGTTTAAAAATGAAGGTAAGTTTTTAGGTCTTTCTACTATGTGGAATAAAATGGCAAGTGTTTATCCTAATACTGTAGATATATTTGCAATGATTGGTGATGATATGGTGTTTATGACTAAAGACTGGGACCAAAAAATTATCGAAGAATTTGAGAATGGTCCAAAAGATAAAATTTTAATGGTGCATTGCAATGACGGTGTGAGGGGTAAAGATAACAAATATGCAACGATGGCACCTTTTCCGGTTAATTTTTTCGTACATAAAAACTATGTAAACACAGTTGGCTATTTTGTAGAGCCATTTATTGAAAACATACATCAAGATACCTGGTGCGATTTTATTTTTGGTAAACTAAAACGTAAAAAATATAGACACGACATTTTAATAAAACACCTACATCAAAGCGAATCTACTGGCAAACCTGACGCTATCACAGAAAATTTAGAAAAACTAAGAGTAGGTGTATGGAATGACTTTACTTGGATGTCAAAATATAACAAAGAAATACAAACAGAACTTAATAAACTGCTTAAGTTTATAGACGTATCATGAATATCGGCATAATTCAACCTGGCAGGTTAGGCGATATAATAATATGTTTACCAATAGCAAAACACTATCACGATTTAGGGTATTCTGTTTATTGGCCAATATTTGAAAACTATGTTAAGATGTTTAATGAGGCGATAGATTATGTTCATTTTCTACCTGTAACCGGGGATGTTTACGGTTGCGTCCATCAAGCAAAGGGCGCTTTTATAAACTATAAAGTTGATAAAATTATAGATTTAGCAGCCACTTTTCCCGGCAGCAGTGTAACAGAAAGATATGTAGCTGAAGGGGATGGTTTTGGGTGGGAAAAGTTTGATGAATTTAAATATAAAATGGCTGAAGTACCGTTTAAAAAGAAATGGGATTTACAGTATAAAAGAAACTTAAAGTCTGAAGATGATGTATATAATCTTTACGTGAAATCAGAAAAATATGATGTTTTCAGTTTAACTCACTCTAGGGGTAGAGTAAATAAAACAATACAATCCAAATATCAATTAATTGAATTAAACGAAAACCATAGTATTTTTCACTGGAGAAAGGTTTTTGAAAAGGCACAAAACATTTGTTTAGTTGATAGTGCTATTTCTAATTTCGTTGAACAAATAAACACTACTAACAATAAAGTTTTAATTCAGAAAAATGGTCAACCAATAGCTACATATAAAAATAATTGGAAAATAATTTCAGAATGAGAATCGCATTTACTATAGTCTTAAACGGTTTAAGACATCTACAGCACAATAATTTCTATCAAAAAATGATAGATAATTTTGATCATTGGATCATCGTTGAAGGTGTAGCAAAGCCTAATGGATCGACAAATTGGTGCAAAGAACTACCATCTATCTTTCACGATAATAATCTATCAAACGATGGTACGTCACAATTTTTAGATGCTCATAGACACCCTAATGTTAGAATTCTTAGACCATTAGACGGTGCTTGGGATAGCAAAGATCAGCAAGTTAATGCAGCTATTTCAGAAATTAAACTAATTACAAATGAATGTTTTCTATGGCAAATAGACGTAGATGAACAATGGGAGTTAGTAGATCTTGTAAATGCTGAAAAAGATTTAGTTAGTTACGGTGGTAAAACAGGATGCTTTCTTTGTAACTATTACGTCGGACCAAATCAAAGAGTTATAGGTGAATGGGGTGAAGGTAGAATAGAACCATATAGAAGATTATGGGTTTGGAAAGGTGAAAAGTTTTTAAAACACGAGCCACCAACCTTAGATGGTAAAAACGGTCCAGGGTTTTTGTTATCTCAAAGATTTAAACATTACGCTTACTATTTTGAAGAAGATGTAATCTTTAAACAGTTTTATTATCAAGGATATGAAAATTTAATTGAGCGTTGGAAAAAGGTGCAAGAAAATAGAAGCACTATGGATATAGGATCTTTACTAGGAGATAACGTATGGTGGAGTAAAACAAAAACGTTCATAATATATGAAGGCAATGCTTGTTGACGGTAACAACTTTATCTCACACTATCTTAAAAACAATTTACCATTATGTGCAGGTAAAATTGGTGTTACTGAATTAAATCTTCTATACTGTAACCATACCTTAAAAGAAGCTAACAGATTTCAACCGCATCTTCAGCATGAAGTTGAAGATATTGCAGGATTGTATCCATACAATATCAAAACAACTAAAAAATTTGCGTCTGATATGCAGGATGCGTTAAAAGAGGTAGATTTAATACCTAAATGGAATAAAGTTAATCCTCTATTTGAACAGTATATTTTTGACAATTATTGTCCACAAGCTTATAAAACGGAATTACAACATTTAGAACCATACTTCTTCGATAAACCGTGGACAGATTATCTAGAAGGTAAAACTGTGTTAGTAATGAGTCCGTTTAATGAATCTATTGAAAAAAACTTTCCTAAGCTAGATAAAATATGGAACGGTAAAATTAAACCAAACTTTAAACTTAAAACTATAAAATATCCATTTGCACTAAAAATAAATCCAAAAGCTCAGTTACAGTGGTCAGAATCTGATCATATATACACAGAGTATTTAGAACTTTTATCGGAATATACATTTGATGTATGTATAACAGGTACCGGATATACATCGCTTTTATTTGCTGCTGCTGCAAAACGTATGGGTAAAGCAGGTTTACATTTAGGCGGTTCAACGCAAATATTATTTGGTATCAAAGGTCAACGCTGGAGAGAAATTAAAGAATTTCAACCATTCTTCAATGAACACTGGACCGACCCACTCGACATTGAAAAGCCAGAAAAACGTGATATAGTAGAAGGAGGATGTTACTGGTGAACGTTTTTGTAGAGTTTGATCCGTGGGGGCGGATGGGTAATAGAATGTTTCAGTATGCTTTCGCCCATATTTTAGCTAAAAAAAGAAATACTCGTTTGTATACTAACGGGTTACCTAACTTTAACATACCTAACAATATAGGTAGAGCTATTCCAGTTAATCCGCTTTACACAAGGTCGTTAGGTAATAACTTTATAAACTTCTCAGAGTTAAACACTACCCCGAGAGATATAGTAGTTAATTCTTTTGTCCAGAAATCAGAATATTACATTCCATATAGAGATGAATTAAGACATGTGTTTGGTATAAGACCGCATACCGTACAAGATGATAAGCTTGTTGTTCATGTAAGAGAAACAGACTACGTTCAGATAAACCAGTTTTTAGGCTACGATTATTATAGAAAACTTATTGACTACTCAGGCTTTAAAGATGTTGTAATAGTGACAGATAATTCTGAATGTGAAACTGTAAAAAAGTTACTGAAAGATGGGTGTAGATTAAACACTGAAGGCACTGTCAAAGATTTTAACATTACAAACGATGCAAGAGCTATGAATGATTTTGATACATTGTTACAAAGCGACAACATAGCAATCTCACAATCTTCTTTCTCTTGGTGGGCAGCATTTTTAGGTAACCATACAAATATAATATTTCCTTTTAAAAAGAACGGCGGTCAATGGTTGTTAGAACCAGGTCCTGACGATTCTGATTTATATTTTCAGAGCCCTGCATCGGTTAAATTCGTGCTATAATCTATTGATTTGTTCTGGGCTATAGTAAATACGTTATATGCAATTTAGCGTATTAATGGATACAAGCTCTAACTACAAACAGAGAAATCTAAAAGATAAATGGGATATTTTAGAATCTTTTTACGAAAAGAATATTAAACCGACCGGTACGCAAAAGATACCTAAAATTATACACCAGATCTGGTTAGGTGAAGGTATACCTAACGATCTATACAAGTGTTTAGATTCAGTTAAGGAAAAGAACCCGGGCTATGAATACAAACTTTGGACTGAAGATGATATAAAAGATTTTGATTTTAAAAATAAAGAGTTATTTAATTCGTGTAAAAATTTAGGACAAAAGTCAGACATCCTAAGATATGCTATTTTAGAAAAATTTGGAGGTATTTACTTAGATGCAGATTTTATCGCTATCAAATCTTTCGATGAATTATTACATTTAGACTTTTTTACCGGAGTAGCTTATGATAAAGAGCCGACTCTTTTTAACGGTTTAATTGGGTGTGTACCGAATCACGAATTAATAAAAGATTTAAACGATATTGAATATGTCAGTGATAGGGATGGTATGGATATTATTAAGACTACCGGCCCTTGGTATCTAACTAAGAAATTGTTCAAAAAGATCAATACTTTAAAAAATATAGTAGTCCTGCCACTAGCATATTTTTACCCTTACCCAAATTTTGAGCATGATAGAAGTAAAGGGCATGAATATATGGATTACGTAAATATTAAAACAATTTGCATACACTTATGGAACTCAAGATGGAATTAAAAGACTTTGTAACTGGAGAAAGAATACAAGAAATAGCTCACGTAACCTATTTCGGTACTACTAACGATAATATACCTAATCAGTTAAAAAATACAAATACTGTTATAAGAGATAAGTCTGATTTTTATCTAAAAGAGGATGAAAATATTGTATATGTATATGGACATGATTTGGAGTTATTTTTTAGAGAAACGTTTCCAGAAATAGATAAACCAATCAAATTAATTTCGCACAATACAGACTACCCTGTCGACAGTAAGTTTATACAGTATCTAGATGATGAGAAATTAATACATTGGTATGCTCAAAACGCTGTTCTAGACCATCCTAAATTAACGCCGGTACCTATTGGTATAGCAAATAAACAATGGCCACATGGTAATTTAGAAAACTTACTATCAGTAGTTAAATTAAGACCCGGTAAGGAAAATCTAATTTATAAAAACTTTGATGTAGGCACAAACATAAATGTAAGAACAAGAATTAATCACATAACAAATGCCAATAAAATTTTTATGGATCAAAACTGGCCACATACAGAGTATTTGGCTAGATTATCAAAAAGTCTTTTTGTTATATCACCTCCCGGTAACGGTATCGATTGTCATAGAATATGGGAAGCCTTGTACGTAGGCACAGTCCCTATTGTGGAGAGAAATAGTGCATTTAGAAATTTTACAGATCTACCTATTTTGTTTATAGATAGGTGGGA